TTGATCTCAACTAAGAGTGTATCAACTGTAGTAGCCATTAGTCAGGGTATAACTCCTGTAGTTCTTGCAGTCTATCTTTGGTCATTGGTTCGGATTGTTCAGAACTTGAGTTGAACTCAATAAATCCGTTTACAGTTTTATATATTTCTTTTGGACTAGAATTCCAAAAGTCTATTGGTCTCATGCCTATCATACCAAAACAAATTTCCATGTATCTTTCAATAGGCAAACTATCTACTTTCCCTCTGCTTTCGCACCCCCTGATTCTTCACCTGAATCATCAGTTAATGTTTGTGCTAGTAAAGTTGCAACAACCTTTGTGGCTTCAATAATTCCAGCATCTTGCACAAGTTTATTTATATCGTTTTGTTGTAGATCATTTCCACCACCTCTTAGTGCTGGTAACAAAACTGTGGTAAGGTCTTTGATTCTCACATCACCCTCACCCATTCTTTGTGCAACTTTTATTATTCCTTGACCTAATGCATCTTCTATTTGCATTAGTGCATCTATCGTAAGTCTTGTCTTATATTCTTTGTTGTTAAGACTTACCTTTATCTCGCCCTTTAATGGATTCGCCATTCTTAGCTCCTTTTACTGGACTTGCGACTGCAAGTTTTATATTTAATAAATTATCTGTGTAATTCGTTGTTGTTGATAAGACATTAAAAGTTTTCTTACCAACTTTTATAGAATCACCTACTTCAAGAACATTGGATATTTCAAGTTCTGATTCATCATGTTTCAGCATTGCATTAATGCTTTCACCATCAACTGAGACTTTTACTTTATTCCAAGCCATTATGCATCAAAAGCTGTAATTAATATAATGCCGCTTGATTGAAATGATACAGAATAAGTAGCTTCGCCGTTGTACTCACCAGCATACTCTAATGATTCAATCATAAACTTACCTCTGAATTTAAAAAACTGAGGAATGAAAAATTCTAAGTTTCTGAAAGCCGCAGTTTGTGCTGATGAACCATCAACTGCTAAGTTTTGTTGTGCTAAGTACATATCCTTCATAAGCCCTTCTGATGCAGAATCAGTAAAAACCCCACTCCCTGATATGGAAATTGAATTTACACCACCACCTGCAAGAAGTTCTCTATATCCATTAGAACTTTTATTAGTCACATCTACTGCTTCATCATTTAAAGTAATTGAACTTGATCTTAGACCACCGACTGTTACGTAAGTGCCTGAGTTATCTACTTTTATTAAGACATCTTTACCTTTTTGTGCTGCCATATTTTTCTCCTAAATATTAACCTAATATTATTGCACGGAATCGCATGACACCATGTCTTGAAACACCATCTGGGTCTATTAATATATCAGAAAATTCAAATCTTAAATTTATCAGATTAAATCCTGATACACTCAGACTATGATTATGAAGCAAAGTGTGAACCCTGTCCATTATTTGTTTACATTCTTTTGCTCCTTTGTATTCTGACCAAATATCAAAGGTTACTGTAAACTCACCACCGTCTAAATCTTTTGTGCTGTAATCAATAGCTGTACCATATCCCATAGATATAAATGGTGTTGCCTGATTCTGTGTTACTTCATCATAAACACCAGCACCCAATGTACTTGTTAATGTGTTGTCTGTATTTAATCTTGTGTAAATCGCTTCTTGTAATGCAAACTGACCAATACTCATTTTATTAGACCACCTTTTTTGAATGTAGCTTCTATTTTTCTTTTGTTTTTTTCTAATGCTGGTTGTAGGAAAGGTCTTGGTTGCATATTCCTTGTACCGAATTCTAAGAACTTTGAATAAGGAGCTTTGCTTTCTACTTGTATTGAAATGCTATCAACTGCTTTTTTTAAATCACCTGTTGTTATGTTAGCAACTAAAAAACCTGTGTCAGAAGCTGGTGGTTCGCCAGAAGCTGAAGCCTGATGTTGTATTCCTTTTCTTGTATATACTCTACCTGATTTAACACCTCTTTGGATTGATTCTTTAGCTGTACCTTCAACCAATCTTGCACCCTTTTGTAATTTTTTTGCTACTTCTATAGGCGCTGTTTTTTCTAATCTTTTCTCCAAACCTTTTTTGAGTGCATCAGTATTTCTATAAATCATGTAGCAACACCCTCTTCGGCAAGTATTTTCATATACCGACTTCTTTCATCAACATTGATAACTGATCTTATGTTAAAAAACCTTGTGCCAATTTTTATTCTATTCTTTGCTGTGACACTAGAATTGTGTCTGATCATTATTTCGTGTGTAACGTGGTCTTGTAGTTTCCCTTGTTTGTACACCTCTTTACCATTTAAAGGCTTTATAGAGGCAGATATGGTCTGAGAATCGCTATAATCAGATGATATTCCACCACCACTATCACGTGAAGTTCCTAAAGATTGAATTGTGATTTGCTTTCGCATTGAGCCGATTGAGACAGTCATTAGCCAATCGCCATTAAACTTGAAGTTCCTAATCCTTTATGTATTACATATGGAGCTAACAATTTGTTTACCAATACTGGCAATTTTGTTTCTCCATTGACATCTGCCATATCACCCCTTTGTTCATACATATGTGCTACTAATTGCAACATTGCTTGTTTGATTGGGTTGGGTACTGAACCTGCACCACCATATCCAGCTACGTAAACAACCTTGATTGCATTTGCTACTCGTAAAGCTGTTGGCCATGTAGAACCTGTCCTCAAAACTATTCTTGCTGGTTCTCTTGCTGAATTAACGTAATAGTTTGTTGTCGCATATAGAGTAGAGTTATCATCATCATCAAAGGTGTGTATGCTTGTTACTGATGCAACAGGTGCTCTAGGTAGGTCAATATAGTTTTTGTAGAAGTTTAGATATGGCCCTGTTCTGACACCTTCCCATAGTGGGTTTTCAGTTTCGTTAAAGCCATCTAAAAATAGATTTAATGTTTGAGTAATTAAGGCTCGGCCAGTATGCTCCTCAACCAATTCACGACTTGCGATTATGAGACTAGTTATTAACGAATCGTCATTGGAATGATCAACCCTAAGATACGATTTCGTATCAGATAGAGTAAGGGGTTCTGATGATGGAGCACTACTGACTACGAGACTACCCATTAATTAACTGTTTCACCCTCTACTACTTGTGGCATTTCAACGTTATCTTGTTGTGCCATTTCTTTGTTCATTAACATAAGCTGTTGCTCTAGTTGAACTTTCTGATTCATATACTGTCCCAATAAGAAGTTTGTATCTTCTAATTGTTTTTTTAGTTTTTCGTTTTCAGCTTCTAGCTGTTTTACTTTATCGGCATTACTCATATTTTTCTCCTATAAAAGTTTATCAATACCTATTGATGCGACAAGTAAACCATACAGACCCCAAACCATAGCATCTAGTTTGTTGAAACGAGCATGACCTTTCTCAAGCCTTTCTTCAATGTGTTTGAATCTCAAAGCTGTCTCTCTTTCTACTGCTTCAAGTTTAGATATGCTGTTTGCTTTACTAGCCATAGTGCTAGTCTAATGTAAATTCAAGACAAAAAAAAGAGGGCTTTTATAAGCCCCCTCTGTAGTTGTTCCATGTGGAACTTAAAACCAAGACCTGCGCCACTCGTCAGGATAAGGTGAACAACCTATTGAATCATTGTCACCACCTCTATGGTATGTAAAGATTTCAAGTTGCACCTTATCAAAATCTTCTTTGCTAATTACAATTTCTTCTCTATCGTCATTAAATCTCACAGTAGAAAAGTTCACTTCGGTAGGCAAGATTGTTATTCCATTTTTAGTCAAAGTTTTTATCGTGCCTTCAATATAAACTCCGTCTATTTTACAAGTCATGGAATCCCATTTTCTAACTCCGTAATCGCTGAATTGTTCAACTCCGTTATTCATATTGTGACTCCTCATTCCATAGTCTTGTCTCAGAATCGTCATAATCTTCGTCACCACATTCAGCACGAAACATCATATCATCTTCACGATGTCTTAATTCATTTTGAACTGAATCAAGTTTATCAACAATATTTTGATCACTAATATTATCAATCAACATTTCATAAAGTTTATCTTCAAGTTCCTCTAATTGCTTAGTAGAGTATATTTTAAAAGACTTTCTATTCTCAAGATGAGTAAGAAAATGTTTTTCTAAAGTTGTCATATTTAATTTCTCCATACAGTTATTAGACTACATATGTTTATATTTGTAAACACTATGGACAAAATAGTTATATGTTTCGTGGCAGGTATCTATTTATAAGGGTCTTAGAGGGTGTTTTTTTTGAAAAAGATGGGGCGATTGAGGAAATCTTACACTACAGGATTAAATATATTTATAACCGCCCCTAGGACTTAACTTTTCTTTTTGGTAGTTTTCTTTTTGGTAGTTTTCTTTGCCGGTGCTTTACCACCAACGTATGCTTCATTGACATCAGGAGTGCTTGGATCATCTGCTACATAATGACCTTTATCATCTCTAGCTCGGACAGCTTCGCCTTCTTCCATAGAAGAATCTACTTTCACTTCCATAGCCCAACCATTCTGTACAAATGAATTCATTAATTCTTCTTGCCAAGAATCTTTTGCTTCAACAATTTCATCAAGCACATATAACTTTTGTGATAATCCGTGTTCATCATTACTACCAGCCTTTGGTACAAGTATTTTAAATTGTTTCATTATTTACCTCTTAAATATTTACTTAAACCTCTGAGAGATTTTTTTGGTTTGTTCATGTTGCCTTTTTTCTTAGGCTTCTTTTTGTCTTTATCATAGTGATATGGCATTTTATCTCCTTAAAAAAAGAGGGGTGTTGCCACCCCTCAAACTCATACTACTAAGCATTATGCGGTGTGAATGCATTATCTGTGGTATGTCTGGCATGACCTTTAACGATCATTACACCAAGAGGTGTACCATTTGAGTGTGTACCAGTTTTTGCTAATACAGCTCTTAGGTATCTCTTGCCACCAACATAACCAACTCTAAAAATGCCACCAGCAGAATCAGGATTACCACCAGCAGTTCCATCTAACTTCAAGAATATTCCACCTGAAGCGATAGTTCCGTCAATGATGTCAGCTTGAGCTACATCTGTATATGTTGAATCATCATCAGAATGTTCTAATGAGACTTCAAAGTAGACAGATGAAGATAAAGTATCTCCCTCTGCACCAACATCTACTAGAGCAGTAGCTGATTCATAACCTTGTAGGTCAACACCTGTTCCGTT